CTGCTCGTAAAAATACGGGCGAGCCGTTCTAGAGGGGGTAGGTAACAATGGCTCTTATTACAGTCTCTGATATTACCACCTACATGGACATTACGCTCACAAACACTCAGGAAGACGCCGCCGAGTTTATTATTGAAGGCTTGCAGTCTGAGTTAGAGGCGTATTTGCGTCGCCCTGTTGAGCAGACAGAGTTTACGGAAACGTATCGTGTTCCTGATGTGGGTAGGGGTGTTGTAAACCAGCAGTACTATTACAATTACACTACTGATCCTGCTTCCACGTTGACTTCTCCTGGCATTATTTATACGCCTATGTATACGTTGTATTTGGATAATAGTCCGGTTGTTTCGGTGTCTTCTGTTTCGATTACGCCTGCTTCTGCGTCTGCTACGGCGACGGCTCAGGTTGCGGAGCGTGATTTTGTGACTCGGGATTATGGTATCGATTTGTTTAATGCTTTTGCGAATGATCGTATTGAGGTGACGTATACGGCGGGTTTGGATGGCCCGAATATTAAAGCGTTTAAGATTTTGATGTTGCGTGCGGCTACTCGTGAGATGCAGAATATGCATGATGATGTAGTTGGTTTGAAGGATTTGACGACGAGGAATGTTGCGCCGTTGGAGACTGGTTTTTCTGATAGGGAGTTGTTTACTCTTCGGAAGTATCGTCGTGTAAGGGTTGCCTAGGATGATTAAAAAAGTAAAGGTTAAGGTAAGACCTTATTCTACGCTTAAGCACTTGACTGCGATGAAGCGTAGGGGTGCTGCTGGTTTTAATAATGTTTTTCAGTGGACTCAGAAAAAGCTTCAAGCCGATATGCGTAACCGGTTTAAAACGAATGCGTATGGGACGTGGAAGCCTCTAGAGCCTAGAACGGTTGCTTGGAAAACATCTGAGGGTTATGGTAGGAAAGGGGTTTTGGTTCGAACTGGTGCGTTGCGGGATTCTTTAACAAAAGACAATTCTCGGGGGGCGGTTAGACGTTCTGGTAGGTTCCGCATGCAGTTTGGTACAGATATTGAATACGCCAAGTACCACCAGTTTGGTGACGGTGTTCCGCAGCGTGTACTTATTCCATTTGACTTCGTAGGGCCAGTAGGTGTTATTACTCACATGTATCCTAAGTCCCTTAAACTTACAGTTGGTGCTTTAGCTATGGAAAGAATAATATACGGATATAAGCGTCCTGGGCAGGTTTACACATTTGTTAAAAAGTCTGGTTTGCGAGGAAGTGTTCCTATCGGGTGGCTCAAAACATCTTTCGATGAAGCAAGCTACATTGATGGCGGTAAGTTAACTAGAGATCGTTAAAGAGGTTATGTATTATGATGAGCGGTAGCCGGATGGCGAAGCAGTTCGTTTCAAATTATTTAGCAGCAGATTTACCTTCTAGGCTGGTTGCCTACAGGAACCATTGGAACCTGAGCGCAAGTCAACTGCCTGAACCTAGGTTGTATGCTAGCCACGAACCATTCCAGTTGGATCGTTGGCCCACAATTATTACTGTTGTGATGAGCACGCAGGCTATTGAACGGCAGGGGTATACTTCTGCGTCTGACCCTGACATTCGAGTGACGTATGAGATGCGTACCTATGTTTGGGTTAGAGATGCTGGTCCTCAAATCGTTACGGACCAGCGAGATAACTTAACGACGGTTGTTCGTGAAGCTTTGATGGACGGTCCTTCGTTGTCCGCATACGATTCTACAGTTCCGTGCTCTCCCAAGATAGATGAAGCGTCTATGGAGGAACAGTTTTCTGAATTGTCTTTGATTAAGGGCGAACGTTTGCTTGCGGGCGCTTTTATCAGTTATGAGCTTGCTTTGGAAGAAACGATTACGCATGATGCTTTGGGAACAGTTCAGAGCACCGATCATACTTTGAGCCGTATTGCTGTGACCCCGAACGCTCCTTTGAATGTTGTGGCTGTGGCGGGCGATACTGAAGCTACGTTATCTTGGGTTGAGTCCACGTGGAATGGCGGTGTCTACGATATTTCTGGTTATAAGATTCAGCAGAGCACTGATGATGGCGATACGTGGTCTACTGTTGTTGCCGATACAGGTTCGGTGGATGGTTTCTACCGGGTGACTGGTTTGACGAATGGTACGGGTTACAAGTTCCGTGTTGCTGCGTTGAATGATGGCGGTACTGGTGCGTATTCTGCGAGTTCGTTAGAGGTCACGCCGTCTGCTTAGTGTTTGTGGCTGTGGCTGTGGCGTGGGGGTATAATAGAGATTATGGCTAGAGCACCTAGGGTTGTACCTTTTAATCCGGCGCCTCGTGACGCTGACCTTGACCAGATTGTGCAGGAGGGCACGATTTGGGAGCGCCCTAAGGGTGCTGATATTATTTATTTGACGGGCCGTGTTTGGGATCAGACTGGTAGAGCGCCTCTTCGTAGTGATGTTCGTATTGTTTATAATGGGCGCGTGTATGAACCGGGTGATGGTTTTAGGTTTGATTCGTCGTCTGTTGGGGCACAGGCTGGCGTGATTGGTGATCGGGCTGGCACTATTGGTGATCGGGTTGGTACGATTGCACCACCTCCTCCTCGTCCGAAACCGACACTGCGGGAATCTGAGGGTACTGTTGGTGTAGCTCCTCCGCCTCCTCGTCCTACTTCTATTGCGGAAGCTGCGCGCCCTTCAGCGCCTCCGCCTCCTCCACGACCCACTTTGGGTGAGTCTCGTGGTACGTTGGATTCTCCTCCGAAGCCGCCTCCGCCTCGTGAAGTTCCTTCTGATCCATTTGAGAACATTCCCAGAGATAGGCCGGTTGTGCAGGAACCGCCGCCTCCTCCGCCGCGGATTCCGCCTGAGGAACAGGTTCGGCCTCCGAGTATTTCTGCTGATGAGGATGCGGCAGCTAAGCGTTCTATATTAAGGGTTCGTGATCGGTGGGGCCGTAAAAAGCGTGATAATGAACGTCGTTATGAGGAGGAGCGTATTGTTCCTTCTATGGAGGAGGCGGTCGAGGCTGAGGTGCAGGAAGAGAGGGTGGATCAGATTGTTGCACAGGTCGAAGCAGTAGATAAAGCTTTAGATGAGGTCGTTGAGGTTGCTGATGTTCCTGAGTCTTCTTCTATTGATGTTTTGGTTGCGGAAGATGTGGAGGAGATTCTTAGAATCCGTCGCCAGAATACGGCGGATCATCCAGATTATTACAAGTCTCGTGGAGAGAGAATATATGCTACGAGAAGTAAATTTGATCTTGGGGGTAGCAGGCTTGATAATGAATTAAAAATTGATACTATTTCTTCTCGTGATAGGCGTGAGTATGAGGAGATGCTTGCTGAGGTTCTTGAGCGTGAGGCGTTTGCTGATAAACTTGCAGCAATAACTGGTTTTTCGTTTCCGGACGAGGGCGGTATTGTTAATAATTTGTATGATTCTCCAGATGACGTTCCTGAAGAGGTTCTTGAGGCAGTTGCCGAACTTGTTCGTAACACTAAGTTTATAGATAAGTTTATAGGTGACCAAAAACCTCCTGAGGATTTAAAGCAGTTGTTTTTTTACGCTGCTCAGCTGGCTAATAAAAATGAGTCAACTCATAGGGAAACGGTTCAGTTGCGGCTGGAGGTAAATTATCGGAGGAAGCTGTTGACAGATCCTCCTAAATATGTGACACGAACAGAGTTGGCGCAACGAGTTGGTTTTTCTAGTTGGGAAGAAGCTAGGGAGGCTGCTCAGACCGATCAGGCGCTTGCCTTACATTTAGACAGAATGGAAACAGCCGCAAGGTATGGCTATGATTTTTATGACGATACTGTCCGTGATTTAGATACGGAGATCGGAGAAGCCGCATATAAAATAACTAGACTCACCCGTGCTGGTAGGCAAGTCTATTTGAAAAGAGATAATAGTAGATTTGGTGTTGGTCAGCAAATTCCGAAAGATGTTACTTCTGAAGATGTGGCCCGTTTAACTAGAGAGTTTATTGCAGAGGCTGATAAGTTTCTGCCAAAGGCATTTTCTGAAGAAGCTAGGGCTATAATTACTGAACGGGTAAGAGCTATCGAAGCCATGAGTCCTGAAGAAGTTGAAACTCTTGTTTTAAATTACGCTCGACAAGTTCTGGAAGATCCCGATACTCGTATTGGCGTCATGATAGACCCTAAGGATGCTCCGGCGTTAAAAAGACAGGGGCGGTATCTTACTACACACTCAAAGCTTTCAGCTTCTCGTAGCGACGATTACGATGCTGCTCGGGTTGTTTATGAAACAGGTATGCTTCAAATGCCTGCCGATGAAGACACACGAGCTGACCTTGCCCCATCTTCCGGGTTTCTAATTCCTGGGGCTAGAATGAGAGCGGCCCGACGTGAGGCTGAAGAGAAATATGTCGAAGAATTTGGTGTACCTTACGATCCTGCTAATGCAACTCCTGAGCAACATGCGTTTTTTGAAAACGTTCGGATTTCGCAAGCATCAGTAGGTATTGAGGCGTACGCTGAAGAACTTGTCGTTTTGAAGCCTTCTGTAAAAGCTAAAAGCCGTTTTACAGAAGGAGACAGTTTTAATGAGTTTGCGATGACATCTCTCATGCAGAATCCTGATGGCTCTCCTTTGTCTGATCAGCAGCTTCGGAATGCGCTATTTGGACGTGGCACATTTACTAAGGAGTTATCAACAGGTGGTGGTGATGGCGGGCACCTAGGGCCAACAAAACATACTCTTGGTAACTTTTTTGTAGCTGCTGCTTTGGGACTTGATCCTGCCATTTTAGGTCGCCACCGTGCTATGGACCGTGAGATAAATGAAGCATGGGATGAAGGCGATATTGACAAAGAGATTGCAGTCGGTGCTCGTTTCTTGCACGGTCACACAAAAGTATCTGAGTTTGCTATGGGATTCCCCTACTCTGCTGCATACATAGAAACCATGACGTTCGGCGGTTTTCACACCAGCGAAATCGAATCAGCATCAGAAGGTTTACGAGACATCCTAGACGTAGCTATACCCGCTGAAGTTCAGCAACAAATAGAAAGCTACTCCGGACAATTCCTGCCAACATCCGCATTCGTTGAAGAAAACATTGAACAAACAACCAGATCAGCTTTAAACCGTGCAGCCGCCGCTACCGGAACAGACCTTCCAGAAACAGGAGGCACCGCAAAGTTCTTAACTGCTCGGGCAGGAGAGCTGCCTGGAAAGTTTGTCTCCACGATTACAATAATGGAACTGAGAGCCGACTTAAAATCTCGACGTGAGGTGCTACTCCTATTAGAAGCCGACCCGGATGCTGATCCTGACGCTATCGCTTTTGCAAAGAAGGAGATTGAAACTCTGCTTCGAGGAATCGGTCGTCTTGATAAAGGTAAAGACATAGCTGTCGTTCCGCACACTAGTTCTTCCGACGGTTGGCCGTCTTATCTGCGGGTAGATCATCCAAGTATTGTTGCGCAAATTCATGCCGCTACAGACAAGTTAAGTCCTGAAGTTCGTCCTGAGACAGTTATTGTTTCTTTCGATGCACCTTACGGTGGCGGTATGTATGTTCATGGGCGGGGCGGCGTGATCTATATTCATCCGGCTGCTTTGGATTGGAAAGATGCGTCGTTCAACATTAATCAGAAAGATTTAGCTACCCGTCTTGCTAAGGCTGGTGCTACTTCTCCTGAAGAGTTTGATGCGTTTTTCCGTCCTTCGCAGGCGTGGGTAGATGACATTATTATTCACGAGGGTTTCCATAGGGTTGATTTCCTTTTGGCTAAGGCCAGTAAGGATCCTCAGGCTGCGGCTTCGTTGTTGTCTTCTCCGGAGATGGCTGCGGCGTTTGATGAGTGGCTTACAACGAGTATGCCGTTCTTGTTGGAGTATTTTGAGGGTGTGGATAAGGCTGATTTGCGGCTACACGAGTTCGCTTATTTGGGCGAGTTGTTGGGTGTGACTGGTACTGATCGGGATGAGGCTGTTCGTAGCAAGCTGGTTAAGTTGTATGCTGCACGGGTTAAGAAGCCTGTTGATTCTGTTGATCCTGATGTGGCGTTGAAGGAGGAGCGTTGGCGGCTTATTTCTGAGGTTTATGCCGAGTTGGCTCGTTTGGATGCGAAGGGTATTCCGTTCCCGAATTCTGAGATTTTGATTGATGGTATGACTCCGGCTTTTTCGAGAATTTATGAGGGTTCTGACGGGTCTGGGGATGTTTTGCGTGCTGCGTTTGCTGACGCTGCTGCGTCGTTGTCTGATATTGATGATGCTGTGGGGGCGGCGCAGGCTGGTTTAGATAGTGCGGTGCGTGACGTTGCGTCTGATGTTTCGGCTTCGGTTGATGATATTGATGACACTGTTGAGAGTCTTCGTGTGGGCGCTATTCCTGTTAGGCGCGGCTTGTATGATGGGGTGGATGGTGCATATGTTCCTGATCCGGTGACTCGTGACGATATTGCCCGAAACTTGGGGTTTGCTGATGCTGACGAGTTAGATGCCGCTATAGCTGATGATCCGATCATGGCGAATAATGCTCGTATTTTGGAAGAGCTTGCCACGTATGGTTTTGATATTGGGGTTGTTGGTAGTTTGTCTGCGGATGAGGCACGGGCTAGGTATGAGGCGGCTAAACCAGGCGGTTACATGGCTACCCGTCATGTCTCTAAGCCTGTAGACACTGCTGAGATTAAAGACATCATGGATGGTATGGCATCCAAGCTCAGAAAGTCTCTGGCAGAGGCGGATGCTTTACCTCAAGATCCGGATCGTGTCAAACAAAGCGCTAAAAAGCGGGAATTATTGGAGCGAATTGAGGCCACTTCCCCAGAGGAAGCTAAACAACTTCTGATTGATTTTATGCGTGATATTTTTGATGATCCTGACACAACTATGGCTGTTAATACCGGCTTCCTTGACGAGGTTATGGAGTCTGGTAGGTTTTTGTCCGTTCGGGAAGCTCCCAAAAACAGAAGTGAAGGCGGTGACGGATACGCCCGTTACGACACTGAACGGGCGCTCTGGGGCTTACATGAGGATACTCCCGGCAGTTTGAGTCCTGCTTACGGTTTTGTGGTGTCTGGGGCGCAACGACGTGCTGCACGTGAAAAAGCTTTGGAGGAATACGGTGCTAGAGTAGAAACGCTCCCTGATGGTACAACCGGTATCCGTTGGGGTTATAGTGAGGAAATTAGGGATGAAGTCTTAGAAATAGCGTTGGAAGTCACGAATGACTTGTACCCTGGCGTGACGCGCTCCGCCGATTTGCCGGATGATGAAGCTAAGAGAATTGTTGCAGATGCTATTCATAAAAAAGTTGTAGAACGGTTTGGACTAAACGCTATAGATGCAAAATTTAGAAAAGAGGCGGTCAATAAAGAGCTTAAGAGTCTAAGGCTGCCTGGTTACGGTGATGGAGTCATTCTGATAGATCCCAAGGTCATGCATCGTTCTACATTTACACAAGGAGATACTGTTAATGGTGCCGGTAGGCCCGTTCACTACAGCCGCAATATGACCGATCAACAGTTGCTAGATATGGCGGCAAGGGCGGAAAGGAACCCTAGTAAAAGTCGAGATCGTGGTGAAGCTCTTTTAGCGCGAGCCATTTTGGGTTATGATTCAAGATCGTTAAACAGGTCGAAAGTTTCTGAAGAAACTACTGGGGTTTTTATGGGTGACGTAGCGCCTGTGTTTGAGCATGATTATATCGAAGCTCAGATTTTCGGAGCCTTTACAACAGAAGAAATTCTTACGGCTACTGACGGTAAAAGAGAATTTGATCCAGCGCCGTACGCTCCTGCTGTGCCTACGGATCTTACGCCTGAGAGTGAAGTTGCTGCCATCAAAGCACAGCTTGCAGCAGAACGAGCCGGACAGTCTATCGACGCAGTAGTTGCTGATGCTGCTGCTACGATTGATGATTTGGATGATGCTGGGGATGAAGTGGTTTCGTTTATGGCCCGTTCGAGTGATGACATTGACCCCAACTTTGGTCTTCCTCCAGGGCCTGATTCGCCTACAGAATGGGACAGGGAGCGCTTGTCTAATGCTGACAGACTAGACGGTTTCACTCAGCCTCCCACGAATATTAGTGCGCTGGATGGTGAGGGCCTGCGGGAGGATCAAAAATCTTTGAATCGTGTTGTAGCTGAGGCGGCTACTGAAGAGGATCTTGTGCCGTTGCAGGAAGCTTTACGGCAAGCAGTGGAAGATGAAGGTAGCCCGCTGTATCTAGAAGCAGAGCGAGGCAGTCTTAGTGACGAGAAAACATTTAAAGTGATACAGGCATTAGATGATTTGATTGCTTTCAGATCGTCTTCTGATGAAAGTGCGGACCAGCAGCAGCGTATACGTGAGGCCGAAGAAGAACTTGCGATACAGCTAAGGAACGCTATTGGCCATCATTGGGGAGCAGCAAGAAGTGAAGTGTTTCATTGGGACTTTTTGTCGGAACGTGTTCAAACAGTTTTAGGGGACGAGTTTGGAGTTTCTATACAGCATGAACGACGAGAGTCGCCTTCTGATTTTGAAAGTATCCGAAATCTACAGGAGGCCCTTGCGCCGTTTGTTGACGCTTGGGCGAGAAGTCAGTATTCTGCAACACAGCAGTATTTGAAAGAAAATGATATTACAGAAGTTAACTTGTATCGAGGTTTGTTTATTCCGAGGTCAAAGTCGTCCGAAGTTCCTCGTGGCACGACGACTGATCGTGGCGTACCCAGGGCACGTGGTCTACAGTCGTGGACTAGCAGGTTAGAAACGGCTCTTCTGTTTTTAGGTAATAAATACGAAACTGCTAAGGATGAAATTAAAAAGATTGAAGATAGCGGTGAAGATCTTGCAATGCCTGAGCATGTTTTGCTACATGATGTAGTGCCTGCTGAGTTAATATTTGGGTTTGCTAGCGATGCCCACAAGGAATCTTTCCGGTTTGGTGTTTCTGTCGAGCAAGAAGTTGTTGTTCTTGGAGATAGCTCACGGCGTGTTAACATGTTGGGAGACGATTTTTTGGATCTTCACCGAGAACCTTCTGGTAACTTTATCATTGACAGACGAGAGAGTGCTTTTAGATTGTCAGAAGATGAGGTGTTTGATTACTTATCAAGCGACGCCGAGGTAACTCAGTTAGATAATCTCAGCAGTGCGGATGAGCTAACTGGTGTTGATGATTTGACCGCCAGCGTTGAACGCATTCAGGAACAATTCGGTCTACAAGATTTGGAAACCAGACTGGACTCTGGCTCTCGCATTTTCTACGACATGGAGACAGATCTTTATTTTGCATTAGACGATTCGGGTGACGGGCCTACCGAAATTCAAACTTTTGAAAGCTTTGATGATTTTGTTTACAGTATTGATACTTCTGAGTTAGAAGAGCAAGCTTTACAAGATTGGCGTGAAGGTGACGCAAAGCGCACGGTTGTCTTCCACGGTACTACAGCAGAAGCTTTGGAGACTATCAGGACGGAAGGTTTGGATCCACGTAGCGACACTAGAGGAATTGTTAACAGAGGTGTTGGTGATGCTGTGTATACGTCGGAGACTGCTGATGCGGCTGAGGCTTTTTATGATGTTGTGGTAGAGATTGATTTGCCTAGAGCTATTGAGGATGGGGTAATTTCTGTTGATAGTTTGGATAGGGAACCGGATGTGATCCGCAACGAAGTTTTGGAAGGGATTGCTAGCAGTTTCGCTGTTGACGATTTTGTACCTGAGGAAAGTTTTGACGGTACGAGGCCGGATACTGTTGTGATTAGTGAGCGGATTCCTCCGGAGTATTTGCTTGTTAATGGTGAGCCGCTTGTTCCTCAATCTGTTTCTGCTAACCCTGACTTTGGCCTTCCTCCAGGGCCTGATACTCCTACACAGTGGGCTAGAGGGCGTTTGGATAAGGCTGAGATACAGAATTCAGATTTACCCGATGCAAACCTTAGTGTTGTTTTGGGTGATGGTTTGCGTGAAGATCAAAAATCTGTGAGTAAGCTATTGGTAGAGGCTTCTAGTGAAGATTTGCGAGAACTAAATGAAACTATTGGCGCCTATTGGAAGGCGGAGCTGGTGAAAGACTTGCGTGGTCGCCAACCATGGGTGAACTTAAGTCGCCAGTTGGAAAAACTGCTGGACAAACGCAAGGAAACATCTCAACGTAAAGATTTGGCGTTGGCAGAGCAGGGAGTGATGACTGAATTACAGGACTTAATCAACCGTTCTTGGACATCATCTAGGGATGAAGTCATGCATTGGGACTTCATGTCTGAAATCGTTCAGAACGTTTTGGGGGACGAGTTTGGAATTTCTGTCGTCCATGAACGCCGAGAGCCACCTTCTGATGTTGAAAGTATTCAAAAACTGCAAGAGTTACTTACACCGTTTGTTGAAGCTTGGGCTAGAGGTCAGTATGCTGCAACACAGCAGTATTTGAAAGATAATGATATTACCGAAGTTAACTTGTATCGAGGTTTGTTTATTCCTACGGCTAAGGGAGATGGCCGGGACGGTACTGCAACTGCTCGTGGTGTAGGTTCGGTGCGTGGTCTACAGTCGTGGACTAGGAGTTTGGAGATGGCTCTTAACTTTGCAGGCAATAGATATGGTACCGCTAAAAATGAAATTGCGGAGATTGAAGAGAGTGGTGAAGAGCTTGACCTGCCTGAGCACATGTTGTTGCATGATGTTGTTCCCGCTGAATTAATATTTGGTATAGCTTCTTATGATTCTTCTAGCAACACTGGATTTTCGTTTGGTTATGGAAAAGAATCTGAAGTTGTGGTTTTAGGGAGTTCACGTCCTGTTGATATCTTGGGGGACGATTTTTTGCGAACTTATCAAATATCTGGAGATACTATTCCAGAACCGCCTACTTACATTGCCCGATCTTCTCATCCTACAAGAAGGACTAGTTATAGACTTTCAGAAAACGATTTGTTTGATTACTTATCAAGTGAGACTCCTAATGATTTGGATACAGAAAGGTAAGAATAGAAATGACAAAACCTAAAAAAGGTAGATTGGCCAGTGAAGTATTGAAGGATCCGAAAATTGCCAGGATGTTAGATTATTCGCATCGGCGTCCGGAGTTTTGGGAGGGCAAGCCTGACAAAAAGAATTCTTTACTCAGCGACCCTGCTGCTTCGATTGATGACATCAAATAGGTGCCGGTTGCCTTGCCGATGTGTTCAAAATGTTGTAAAATACCAGTAAGTGTAAAGGTAACTGATTATGTCTAAATTTGCTGAAAAATATACTGGCGTGTACAATCCTCGCCTTAAACAACGTGACGAGTATTGGGACATGTTGAAAGCTGAACGTGAGACCGAAATGTCATTCGATGAAATGGTCGAAAAATCAAAGAAGAACTTTATTAGACGGCTTGAAGAAAAGTTCGGTCCCATCAAAAAAGATTAAAGCTATATTGACATCTGGCACAAAGTTTCATTAGTTCCGTCATTTTTGGTGGTAAACTAATATTTGAGAGCGTACCCTTTGCGTACCCCGCAGGGCAGTTCAATACTAGTATTGTATCTACAAGAATATGGAGGCAATTATGCCGGGAGTTAATGTCACCACTACAGTGCGTACCGGTCCTGCGGGCACTAATAACAATGTGGCGGGACAGGTGTTTATGGTTGGCACCGCTGAGCGTGGATCAACGACTGAGCCGACGCTTCTTCGTAGTTTCAGCGACTACACAACCTACTACGGTAACTATCAGTCGGGGAATCTGTATTCCCACGTGAAGACGTTCTTTGATGAGGGCGGTTCTCGTTGCTATGTTTTCCGTGTTTACAACTATGATGATACCGATGTACTTGTTAAGGCAAAGACTGCTACGATCGACTTGACTGATTCTAGTGGGTCTGCGACGATGACGCTGACTTCTAAGAATGTTGGTACTTGGGGCAATAATCTTTCGGTCGCTGTTGAGAACAACAGTGATGATAGCAACATTCTTTCTGGTTATTTCCGGCTTAAGATTTCACTAGATGGTGAACTTCTTCTGTCTACTCGTGATCTTCTAGATGTTGATGATGCTGTCAATGTTATCAATACTTCTATTGTGAAGCATCTTGTGACAGCTGCGGATAATACGACTTCTAGTAACGATCCTGATTCGCTTGCTGACACGAACTTTTCTGGTGGTCTAGATGGTTCGGCTGTTACGGCAGATCATATTGTGGATGCGTTGGACGGAACGTTTGATTCCGATCCGGATGTAACGACTTGCTTTAGTGTGAATCTTAAGGATGGCGCTGTTGCGGCTCCGGGATATACTGGTTCAGCGGTTTGGAATGCGCTTCGTACTCATGCTGCGAACAATAACCGTATCGCTCTGTGTGGGTTCACGCTGGGTGAGTCGTCTGCTAACGCTAAGACTAGTGCTTCTTCGTACTACTCTGATGCAAACGCTAAGCACATGGCTTTCTATTGGCCGCACATTAAGGTCACGTCACCGAATGCTGCTGAGCTTGCCACGGGTGAGTCTACTGTAACGACGGCCACAATCAATCTTTCACCAGAGAGTTATGCGGCTGCTGCTCGGGCTAAGGGCATTGCGGCGGCTGGTGGCCCTTGGCGGGCCGGTGCCGGTCAACTTTCAGCAGCTAAGAGCATTGTTGATTTGTATCAGGATGTGACTCCGGCTACTGCGGAAACGCTTGATAAGGCGCGAGTTAACGCTATTCGCAAGGTCAACAACTCGATTAGAGTGTATGGTGCCCGTTCGGTTTCTAATGATGAAACGAATTGGCGTTACATTACTCAGCAGGACACGATGAACTATATTGCGGTTCGTATTGAAGAGCGTATGGAAAGCTTTGTATTCTCAACGATTGACTCTCGTGGTAACTTGTTTGGCCTGATTCGTGCTTCCATTAAGGGCTTTTTGAAGGGCGTTGCTTTGCAGGATGGCCTGTATGCGGCGTACGATGTAGAGGGCGCTCAGGTTGATCCGGGTTATACGGTTTCAGTTTCTGCAGCGAATAACCCAAATTCACAGCTTGCTACGGGTTTGGTTAAAGCTACGGTCGGTGTCCGGGTTTCGGGTGTCGCTGATTTGATTGATATTGTTATCACTAAGAGCAATCTGAGTGATCCTCTAGTTTAAGGAGACATGATTAATGGCTAAAGCAACTCAGAGGCAGATTGTAGCCTCACTTATTCCCACCTCGACGGGTGTGGCATCTGTCGCTCCCCAGATTAATGGTGGTGGCGGTGAAGCAGGTACCTACTTTACGACCGTTAGTGGTGGTGAAATTAGCGCTGCTGTCGAAAAGATTTACGATGGCGGTAATATCCATCCAGAGGTATTGTGTGCGCCTTCTGAAATTGGTGACATTACTGTTAGCCGCTATGCTACAGACGATACAGTTGATCACAACCTCCTTCAGGATATTCGTCAGCTAGTTGGTCGGGCGTATTACGATATTACAGTGTTTACGCTTAACTGTGATCTTGCGGTTCCGGGTTCTGAGCGAGTCTATCCGAAAGCACTTTTGGTTGGCTTAACTGAACCTGACGGTGACGCTTCTTCGGGAGCACCTGCTACCTATTCGCTGACGTTCTCAATTTCATCTGTGGACGACAGCAAAGAAACAGAAAATACCTAATATTATCACATTTAATATTCTTTAATAGAGAAGCGCCACCTGTTTAGGTGGCGTTTTTCTTTTTCCTTGCTTGACACCTAACACAAGTTTTGGTAGGTTATGTAGGAAAGTTATTCTCTAGCAAAGGATTATCGAATGACTATTCCTGTTACAAGTAGCAGGGTGAACGTGAAGGACCTTCACCCGAAGTTTAAGGCCCGTCTGGAAGCGTTCTTCGCTGATCCACGCATTGCGGGCAAGGTTGCTGTTGTGTCTGGTGTCCGCACCTATCAGCAGCAGAAGTACCTGTATGATGGCTATAAGAGCCGTAAGCCCGGTTTCAATCTGGCAGCTAACCCTGACCGTATTAACCGTGCGGGCTTCCAGGGTTCGTATCATATGAGCCAGCCAAAGTTTGATGGTTACGGTTATGCTGTTGACTTCCGTATTATCAAGAAGGGTGCTATCTCTACCACGCAGGTGAATAAGATTGCTGAAGAGTACGGTATTCGTAAGACCGTGGCTTCGGAGTGGTGGCATCATCAGCCGTGCCGTGTTAGCGGTTCTAAGATGGATTGGTTCCCTGTTAAGGGTGACATTACGGTTCCGAGAGCTGCTTCGGTGAAGTCTGAGCAGGCTCAGGTTCTTGAGTTCATTGCGGCTTGTTTCAAGACTGTTGTGCGTAAGGGCGATAAGGGTCCGGTTGTTGAGTTCCTTCAGAAGCTTCTGGATAAGAACGGTTACAAGCTGACTTCTCGTCCTCGTAAGAATTCTGGTGTTGACGGCGACTTTGGTCCGAAGACGTTGAAGGCTGTGAAGCAGTTCCAGCGTGACGAGGGGCTTGCTGCTGACGGTGTTGTTGGTCCTAAGACTTGGGCAGCGCTTGCTGACTGAGTAGGTTAAAGAAAGAAAGGTTAATAATGGCTGATGAAATTATTGAGGTAGCTGGTTCTGCCCCTAAGGCGGACCCTGATAAGCTGACGGAAAGCAAGCGTCGTGTTTCTGTTCTTGACATGCTTAAGGAAGAAATTTCTCGTGAGGTGACACGCCCCGAGGTTGAGATGAATGTTCCGGAGCGTAAGGGTGTTACAGTACGTTTTTCTCCCAACATCACGAACGATCAGTTGAAGGCGTGGCGTCGTAACTCCACGAACCGTAAGACTGAAGAGTTGGATTCGATTAAGTTTTCTTGCTATGTGGTTGGTAATACTGTTAGCGGTATTTACTTTAACGATGAGCTGGTTCTTGATGATGAGGGGAACGCTATCACGTTTGCTTCGCCTGTGATGATGGAGATGACTGGTACGGAGCGTCCTTTGCCGGATGCTATTCGTGCGTTTTATGGTGTTGATCCTCATCTTGAGAATGTTGCGTTGAAGATTCTTGATTACGCTGGTTATGGTGATGATGTTGATGCTGAAGACCCTACGCAGGGCTAGTTGATGAACTAGCCCAAGATCCGAGGGTTAAGGCTGCAGGTAATCTTGCTGAGGCTTTTCATTGTGATCCGATCGCTATTTTGGATTCGGATATTGATGAGTGGTTGATTCGGATGGCTGCGGCGAAAGCAGTTTCGGCTGCCCATGAGGCTAGAGAAAAAAACCGAAGAGGAACTCATGGTGGTTACTGAGGGCCGGGAATTTCTATAGAATAATAGAAGTTCCCGGTTTCTCATTTTTGAGGGGGTGTTTGCATGGCTGCAAGAGATAGAGTTGTTATCAATATTAAGGTTGATGTTGATGATGGCGAGCTAGATAAGCTTATTATTCGTATCGCTACTTTAGAGCGTCGTTTTCAGGCGTTACAGAAGCGTATTTCTAAAATGGCGACCTCTTCCCGGCAGATGAATGAGAACCTGCGGAACACTAATAAGACGCTGCGTACTACAAATGATCAAGTTGATAAAGTAGGTAAAAAGTTTGATGATGCTGCTAAGAAAATTGACGCTACTCACAAAAAGTTACAAGAGAGCAATAAGGGCTTACAGGATTACGCAGACACTACTAAAAAACTAAATAAACAAATGGACGACCACGACCGGCGCAACAAGCGTATGCGTCGAAGTTTTGGTAAGTTCGATCAAATTCTTAAACGCGTGGTTATGCAAATAGGCAAGTTTATTATGACGCTGGCAAAGCTGTCGTTTATTGCGGTAGCAGGTCAGCTTGCGTTGTTCACGGCAGGCTTGTTGGCAGTTAAACTTGCGTTGATTACAGGCAGGGCAGCGGTTCAGATCTATCAGATAGCTTTGAAAGGTTTATCGGTTACGGCTGCTGGTGTAGCTACTGCTTTGTCGGTTGCGGCTGCAGCGATGCGTGAATATAACGAAGCCATGTTAGCGCCTTCGATGGGTGGAGGGCTACAAGGCTACCAGAAAGCTTCTAGACTTTCGAGAGCTGTCGGTTCTCAAAACGCTGGTTTGCTTGGTGGAGAAAGCACCACGGCTGTAGTTGCCGCATTAGCAAAAGCTGGTGTTTCTACGGGTAGGGTTTCGCCTATTGCACGACAGCTCATTAATTTGACAGGCGGTGACCCTGCTGCTGTTGCCGCTGTGGCAAAAACGTTAGGTGGTAAAGATTTTAACGCTGCTTCGTCTGCTGTGAAGGGCGCTGCCGGGTTTAGGGCTGATTCTCTTGAGGGTGTCACTACCATGTCGCAGTTGTTGAATGCGATCCAGTCAGGGTCGGTTGTTTCGGGGGCGTATGCGAATCAGAGCGACATGTTGGCAGGCACGTTTATTGGTACGGCTAAGACTCAGTTTGCTGGTTTGAAAGACCTGTTTGCTGACATGGGTCAGCCTTTGCTTGGCCCGTTTAGAGATACGATGTTGGATATTTCTCAAATTTTGAGAAGTAACTTTATTGCTTTGGGTGCGATAATTAACAAGTTTGGTGCTGAGTCGTTTGCGCCTACTTTGACGACCATGATTGAAAAAACTATGGATTTTGTTCGTATGAACATTTTTGATCATCTTGAAGATATTGAGCAGATGGGTGAGAACTTTGTTGGGTTCTTTAGGTCTGTTCGTAATTTCTTTGGTGACATGGCGAACTTTTTGGGCCAGTTTGAGCCTGCTGCTAATGTGGTGATCGACATGTTTGGTGCTATGCGTGGTACTGGCGGCGGTCGTAGTTTGTTTAGGCAGTTTTCTGATTTGGTTGTGAAAAACGCTGAGGGGTTTAAGAACTTTGGTGCTTCTATCGGCAGTGTTTTGGGGGCTTTGTTTGACGCTTTAGGTAGTGGTCAGAGCGGCTTTTTTGCGAAGCTGCCTTTGTTTAGCGATATTTTGAATAAGGTTGCGTCAGATTTGATTCCGGGTTTGGCTGCAACGATGGAAGGCATTATGCCTATTCTTGAGGCGCTCCCTGATCTTATATCTCAGATCGGTGATCTCTTTAAGTATACGATCGCTCCTGCGTTTAAGACGTTGACCACGATCTTAGGGTTTATTCTCGGGATGCCGGGTGGCGGTATTTTGGGTCTTGCTGGTCTAGCGTTTATGAAGGCCCCCGGGCGTAAGGGTATGATGAAGAATGCGATGGGATTGGGCGGCGGTCAGCCGAGATTCTTTTCTGAGAGAATGGCTAAGATTAATGAAAGGCGTGCATTAAAGGGGCAGGATCCGTTAAATAGTGGTCATGCGCTTCGCGGCTTAGTGGGACTCTCTTTAGGTTTGGGTGGCGCAAATCAGGCTTATCAGGAAGGCTCTATGGCAGGTACGGGTACGTTCACTGCTGCTGCAGGCGGCGCTATGATTGGTTCGATTGCGGGACCGTTAGGTGCTGCGATTGGTGCTGCGATTGGCGCTGGTGTTGGTATGATTGCTGGCGCTTTTGGTTCTGCTGCTCAAACTAGACGGCGTGCGGAAAATGTTCGTAAAGCTGCTGAGCGACTTAGGTCGATTGATACTGGGATGATGACTAGTGCTGAGTTGAATGCTTTACAGGGGCAATATAGTCTAGCTAATAGTTTAATTCTCTCATCCAGGGTAGCGGATGCGACTTTAGGTCTTTTTTCCTCGGTGTCAAACGCTAGCGTCGGTGGTACGGTCCTGGATCGCTTTGCAGAAGAGAATCCGGAGATGCGGAATATTACACTTGGGCGGCTTTTAGAGATTCAAGGTGTGTCAGCAGATTTTTCGAGCAGCGAGTTAGGTATTACTGTGGGTGCGTATCGATCGGCAGTTGAGGGCTTTAAGCAACAAAGGTTAGACCTAATTAGTGCATTAGCTGAGGCCAACGGTATGACAGTAAAAGAGTATTCTAACGACCGTTTTGGTACTGAGTTGGATATGGACTCAACAATAATGGATTTTGATAGCGTGACGGATAAGCTAAGCGAGGAACTAGATGAGGTTGTGGACACTTTTGAGCGAACACAGGATGCTATAGCTAATCTGACTGTAAACGTTGCGGCATTAGCGGACGAGTTTGGTGTTACTTCTGATAAAGTTTTGGAACTGGCTGAAAATCTTGGTTACAGACTGCAAACTGGTGTGACTGATTTTCAAAGATTAGTGCTTCAAGCTTTCCTTCAACCTATTGACCGGACTCAAACGTTTTTACCTGATATGGCCAAGACCCCTATTGGCTACGCTGAGCAGAACGCTACAGCTAGAGCAGCCTTTACTACGTTGCGTGATGGTTTAATTGCAGGGGATGTTACTGCAGATATGTATAGCGACGCTATTGAGGCATTTGCTACATTGTTTGTTTTAGGTGGGGGGTCTCCAGATGTTGGGGGGCTTGCAGGTATTTCGGAGTTGTACGAGTTTTATGGAAAAGATCCACAGAACGCCGCTGGTATTAGCTTCTTTGACGTAATTAATCCTAACTTGGAAGCAGCGACGACGGACATACTTGAGCGAATGTCTGCTCAGTACAATATTCCTATTGAAGTGCTAAAGGGGGCGTTGTATACAAACGGCCAGGGTGTCGGCTTTGATAATTTTGGTATTTCGAATCTTTCTTACACTGTGTTAGCCGAAGAACAGAAGCGGCGACAAGCATTTACTGGCGGAGTTTCGGTGCGTAATCCGTTAGAGCGTCTAAGTCTTCTAGAGAACCAGTTAAGCGATTTTGATTATGCAAATGTATCTGATCAAATATTGACCTTGCTGGGAGAAGACACCGGCACTGCTCGCGGTGCAATCAACAGATCCGAATTAACTGACTCTGAACTAGGCGCTATCATCAATACCGCTGTTGTCCAAGCTAGTTTAATTCCTGCGAAAGAAGCTAGAGAAATTGAAAATAATGAGTTTTTAAGAAAAGTAGCAGGGGTTACCGACGATAGCGGAATGAAAATAGGTGGAGTTAGTATTAACAATATCGGAAGGGTAATTGGTAAAATTATAAGAGAAGAAACTGAAAGAGAGCCGTAAAATGCCGCTTCTCCAACAAAACATTGTACCAATCGGACAGGATAACCTCTTCCTTACAGAAGACATCAACTACACGCCTTCTACGCCTCTGCGTGCGTCGCTTCAACCGTTCCAACCAGAAACACTTACAACCACAATAAAAAATGAAGACGGCGAGGAGCAAGTTTTAGCGTTAACCGTAAATACAGAATTTACGCTTCCTGAAGGAGACACGTGGGAAGATTACAAGGTTGATTTTCCATACGGTCCACAGAACCTAAAGTTTGACGAGTACGCAGGCAATAATAAGCAAGTCCCGCGTCCTAAGAGAGCACCGCTGCTGGTGTATGAGCACCCAAAGTTGCGTACTGTCACGTTTTCTGCTATGATTGCTGATAAGGCTTCTGGCGGTTGCGTCCCGGGAGACGTTGAAATCATTTTAGATAATTTGGCTACGATTGCGAGAAATGGTGTGCCGTGTAGGTTTATGTATGGCATTTCGGCGTTGCCTTATGTGGTTGCGTTGACGAAGTTTTCTTTTACGGTGGACAGGAGAAATATGTCTGGTTTACCGACGCAGGTTTCTGTGGATTTGCAGTTGACTGAGAAGTTGCTTATTCAACAGATTGTTACTGAGTTGCAGGCTATTGTGGAAACCCCTAAAACACCTGAGACTGTGATTGATGCGCCTCCCCCTGAAGACGAGCTTCCTGATGATAATCCCTCATTCAACCCGGATGCTTCGATTGGATCTGGTCAGGAAGGCAATGTCAATCCTGCAACTGGGAATTAATTATGACTTTAGTAGATGGTTTATTTACTGGCGAACATGGCCTCATCGACTTGTTACGAGTCGGTGAGATTGGTGATAGCCTGATCCCTATTATCGAATCTGTAACGGAGTTTGATTACGATTTAACTGCTAAAATGGTGTCGCAAATCAGTTTTTCCGTGTATGACCCTGGCTTCAACATGCTTAACAACAACTTTTTCTTAATTGGGCGAAGAGTTGAGTTCGGCGTTTATCCAGGCGACCTAGATACCGAAGTTCCTGTAGACAGCGATTTGCTTGACCTAAAATATTCACCTACTTCTTTTGAAATTGTTGCTATTGAAGCCTCCTACTCTCAACACGACATTGTTAAAGTTACCGCACGAAGCGCAGGCATGCAGGCTTTGAAGAAAGAAAAAGGTCAGCAGTCGTTTGGAAAAATATCCCCCACCGCTTTTGCAGAACAAGCAGCGGAAAGAGCTAACTTACGATTTTTTGGTGAATTCACAAACGTAGAAGGGAACATTGTTAGAGAACAAAACGACGACAAAGACGAATCTACCTACGACGTGTTAGCGCGTCTAGCAAAAGAAGCAGAATTCATGTTTTTTGAAGCAAACAACGTGCTGTTCTTTGCGTCCGAAAAATACATCATTGAGAAACAGCCACGTATTACTTTAAACCTACCCTCGAACGATAACGATTCTTTCTACGTTTCTAATTTGACTGTCAGAAAGTCCACAGACTCTAAAGACTCTTCGGCAACTATTCAGGTAAACTTGTTAAAGAACACTTCGTCCGTGACGTTGTTTCCTGGGGTTGGTGTTGAGGTTAAGGGCCTTAATGGTTTCACGTTGCCGTTTATGATTGATAAAGTAAATTATGATGCTTCTGCGTCTGGTTTTGTTAGTATTTCTGGTACTGCGGTGGAAGACACTGAGGATATGATGTGTGAGTTGGAGACTTTCCAGCGTGGTTCTCGTGGTGATTGTGTGAAGCGGATTCAGCAGGCTATGAATACGTTTGCGAGTGAGGCGTCTACTGGTGGCGGGGTTACGTATACGGTTCCGTCGGTTAGTTATGTTGTTAATACTGGTGGAACTACAACGATTCGTTCCAATTTGACTCAGACTGAGATTGATGCTGTTCGTGAGTTGGGCGGTACAGTGCAGGTTACGTCTTCTAATGTTGCGTTTAGAACTTTGGCTGTTGACGGTATTTTTGGTCCTCGTACTGAGGCTGCTGTGAAAGTTTTCCAAGATAATTATGGTTTGGCTCAGTCTGGTGTTGTGGATGCGGAAACGTGGTTTTATATTAAGACTCCTGGGGCGTCTAAGGCAGAGTAGGGTTTGGGGAGATTATGCGTAGAACTAGTTTTAATACTGCAGCGTCAAATAATGTAACGCAGAGCGGCATTTTTCGTGCGACGGTTGTGTCTGTCGGGTCGGATGATTTGTTGTCTGTCAGGATTCCTCGGTTGGGGTTACAGAATATTTATGAAGATATTCCGTATGCGGGTCCTATGCCTGCTGCCGGGGATGTTGTGTTTGTTGGGTTTTTGGAGGGCAAGTCTGGGTCGTTTGTTGCGTTTACAGGCGTAGCGTATGAGGGCAATACTGGTGATCCTGCAGGAGACATTACTTCGGTTACTGCCGGTATAGGTATTAGCGGCGGTGGGACTTCTGGGGACGTTACCGTAGATTTTGAACCAAGCGAACTCACAACCGTAACATTAGCGTACGACGACAAAGTAGTCATCAGTGATGATAGCGACAGCGGCGAACCCAAACTTGTCCCTATCTCTGAAGTAATCACAACTGCGAATGGTGACGGCGGCGAACCTATCGGTCATGAAGATAAATCTGAGAGCGTTATCTCTTTTGATTATTCCACGAGAACGTTTACGATTGCTCCGGTAGGCGATAGTTATGTGGTTTGGTGTGCCGGTCAGAAGTTTGTTAAGACAGCTTCTGAGAGCGTAGTTATAGGTAGTTCTTCGGATTTGTATTACATTTCGTTTGACGCTGACGGCGTGTTGCAGGCTACTACGACATTTTACCAGTGGGATTCAGAAACCCCCACTGCCTACATTCACTACAACTCTGGTGAGCCTGCTAAGTACATGCTGTTTGATGAGCGGCACGGTATTGTTTTGGATTGGCAGACGCACGAATATCTGCATCGAACCCGTGGAGCGGCGATTGCTAATGGCTTTGAGGCGTCTAATTTTGATGTTTCTACACAGAATGGTAGCACTGACGATCAGGCGTATATTGATATTGCTGATGGCACGTTCTTTGATGAGGACTTGCAGGTAGATATTGTTCATTCTGATACGCCCACGGCGAATACGTGGGAGCAAGATTTGCAGGGGCCTGCTCAGATTCCTGTGTTTTATCAGAGTGGTACTACTGGGTGGACTTATGATGCTCCGACTAACTTTCCTTTGAAGTATGGCGGCACTCCAAGTCCGACTTATAATTTGAACTCTGGCGGCACATGGAGCACTCCTGAGATCACTTCAAATAATTATGGTATCAGTTGGATCGTGGCAACTAACCAGTTGAATTATCCTGTGATTGCCATTATGGGCCAGGATTATTACACGAATGTGGGTGATGCTGAGGCGGTGACTTGGGATTCTATGGACTTGACTGATTTGCCGGTGGTTGAGTTGCGGGTGTTGTATAAGGTTATTTATCGACAGTTTGGTTCGAACACTCCGGGCGCTTATTTTGTTGAGGTTGATGATTATCGTAGGGCGTTGTCGTCTGCTACGAGCACGGCTGCGGCTGTGGTGGATCATGGTAATTTGACTGGTTTGGGTGATGATGATCATACGCAGTATTTGTTGGTTGATGGTTCTCGGGCTGCTGATGAGTTGACGGTTACTGGTGATCTTGCGGTTGATACGGACACGTTGTTTGTGGATGCGACAAATAACCGTGTGGGTATCAACACTACCTCTGTGACTGCTGGTCATGTTTTGGAGACAAGAGGAGCAGTCCTCATCTCGTCTACGGCTGGCGTTGGCAACACGCACTTCCCGTTCACCGACGGACGGTTCTATTACACCGCCGACCCGGAGACTGGCGGGACCGGCGACCATGTGTTCCGTCATTACTCCGGCGGGTCGTATGTGGAGCAGATGCGGATTCTGGAGAATGGCAACGTCGGCATTGGTGACTCCACGCCGTCGTTCAAGCTGGACGTAAACGGCACGGGTGGATTCATGGATCGCCTGTTCGTGCAGGCAAACGGCAGCGACATTCTTACGCTCCGAGACACGGGCGGCACCGACACGGGCGGCTACATTGCGTTTGAGCAAAGTGGCGGCACCCGCATGGGCTACATGGGGTTCGGTAACAACGACGACATCCACATCAGAAACGAAAACTCTGGCGGCAATATGTTCTTCGGTGTGCAGGCGGGCTGGGCAGCCTACTTCAACACCAGCAGAGACTTTGTTCCTTACACCGATAACACCCACGACCTTGGCTCGACCTCGCTGCATTGGGCGCAGGTTCACGCCGAGCGGTACTACACCGAGGACTCCGACACCTACATTGAATATGACGGCGACAGCGGTGCTGGCATCGACGGTCCCGGTATCCGGTTCGTCATCAACAACTCCGAGATGTTCAAGTTCCTGAGGGAGAACAACGACGGCAATCACTCAATGCTTACGTTCGGTGAGAACAACGACGGCATCCTGTATGAGAAAGACGCTGAGAAGTTCAACTTCTATCGAGGCGGCGCAGCGAAGTTTGAGATTGAGGACAGCGTCTACGTCAAGACCAGCGGAGCAACATATCTCGCAGCCAACCCTCCGACCGGCACCGGCAACGACGCCGAGTGGGCGGCACCGTTCGGCATCTACATCCTGCGACGGAACTCATCGCTCGCTGCTGAGAAAGAGAACATCACTGCGGACCTGGGCGAATGGCTGACCGCCGACATGATCGACCAAGTAGTTCCTAAGATGTGGAACCGCATCCACGCACCCGGCTATCCTGAAATCGGTCCGATCGCCGAGGAGATGGACGCTATCTCACCGTTCCTGGCAGCAAACGGTACGACCGCTGAAGGCGAGCAGTTCTTGACCGGCATCAACAAGACCGCCTACCTGTCGCTGCTCGTGCTGGCCGTGAAGGACTTGCGTTCTCAGGTAGCGACTCTCACAACAAGACTAGAAGCATTAGAAGCAGAGTAACTTCACGTTTATGGAAACAAGGTTGCTTCCGTAACCAATATGCAATACAATATTGGAAGCAATCAAAGGAGCTACACATGTTTCCCAAAACACTTACCCTTGTCGCAGCACTACTGCTTTCAGGGTGCGCTGCCGATGACCCGTTAGATATTAATGATCCTGAGCCACAGACACTGCCTGTTGTCATTGTTGAAGAAGTTGAAGAGCCTTCACCTACACCACGCCGAGTTGAAGACTATTCGTCTGCAGCGCCTGTCGATTTGACCGCTTTAGAACCAGTTATTGAAGTTGTGCTAGACGAATATGCGTGGGGAAGCGGAGATAACGTAGAAGCTCTACAGGACATCTTAGGGGTCACGGCAGACGGCCAGTATGGTCCTCAAACCCGAGCCGTCCACATTGAACTGTTAGAGGGTATGGGTTGGAGCACAGAGAATGTTCCCGGCGCTCCGGCTGGAAGTTCAGGATCATTCTCAAACTCAAACCCTACTCCGCAGTGCACTGAATGGTGGGATGTGGCCCGTTCTGCAGGTTGGGCTGAAGAAGACCTGCCTAAACTCGGGCGGATCATGTTCGAGGAGTCTACTTGTCGGCCAGGGGCTATTAGTCCTACGAGAGATTATGGTTTGACTCAGATCAACTGGGCTGCACACGGAGGACGGTTGACGGGTCTGGGTATCACTCGTGAAGATTTGCTTGACCCGTACACTAATCTGGTGCAAGCCAAGTACATTGCTGATTCGGCTGCTAGTTGGGCCGGATGCAAGTGGCAACCTTGGTATATGAGTGGCAGCTGGTGCGAGTAATGTGTTATAATACTTGTGTAGTCTATTTTGGAGTGTGTCATGGCTAGAAAGAAAGCTGTTAGAAAAACTGCGCCTGCTAAACCGGCGCCCCCGGTTTTTCCGGGACGCGCTTTACAAGAGAACTTGAGGTCGGATGTTGTGCGTCCTGTTCAGAACGTTTTGGGTATTGAGGCGGACGGCTGGTATGGTCGTAAGACTCTGGAGGCTGTCGCTGCTTTTCAGTCGAAGAGCGGCCTTCAGTGTACAGGTATTGTAGATAAGATTACGTGGGATAGGCTGTTTGCCTAAATTGTTGTGAAACGATAGTCTTGACAGACGATTACAGTCCCTATAGAATAGCCACATGGATAAGAAGACAGTAACTGAGGCGGTTAGCAGCCAGATCCGAAAGCAAGGATCTGATGATGTTACACGTGCTTTAGATTTGCTGATCAATAAGAACGGCGTGTTCAGGACCGATGAGAAATGGGTCCATACTGCTTTGCGTCCGCTTATTGATCGTGGCTACGTTAATCGTGATGGCGCAACACTTACGATCGGTAGAGACTTTGAGAGTCTCCTGATTAGCCTTGCTGACGCAGATCCGGGAACCTCTAAGCTTCTCAGCGGGTACCGCAGGTTTGTTTCTTCAAAGGTTGAAGAATATGATGTGACCGAGTTTACGGTACTTGAAAAGATGAGTGCTATCCCGACCACTGATGAGAAGATTATCTACCTGACTAGTGTTCTTGCTGACACGTTTGCTAAGCTTGATGTTGCTTTGGAAAAGACAGCGTTTCTTGAGGGTAAGTTGGCCGAGATGGATATTTCGTTGTCCGTTATGGAGTCTGTGACTTTCGATGAGGATTCTGACAGTTAATGCGAGAGTGCTTGTTACCGTGCTAGAGAACCCTAATCTTACACAGCAGCAGATTGCTGACAAAGTAGGAATTAGATATCAGCATGTTTGGCGGGCACTAGATAGACTTGTTAAAGAAGGCATATTGGAAAAAGAAAGAAAGAACCGGAGAACGTTTTTTTCGGCGGGAAGCAAATTTTACGAACTAGACGACATTAAACGACTGAGAGCTTGCCTTTCACAAGTAGATGCGTTAAACTGAAAGCAGTGATTCAAATGGCAAAAATCTTATACTACGATATCGAGACCGCACCGAACCTCAGTATGGTGTGGGGACAGTACGAGCAGAACGTGATTGCGCACGAGCGGGAATGGTATATGCTTTGTGTTTCGTACCGTTGGGAGCATGAGAACAAGACACATGTGACTTCTCTTGTTGACTTCCCTTCCTTCTACAAGAAGGATCCAGAAAACGATTTCCATGTCGTTAAGAAGCTGTGGGAACTGTTTGACGAAGCTGATATTGTGATCGCACACAACGGCGATAGGTTCGATATGCGTAAGGCTAACGCTCGTTTTGTTGCCCACGGCTTAGGTCCGGCTTCTCCTGTTAAGTCTGTAGATACTTTGAAGGCCGCTCGTAGGTACTTTATGTTCAACAGTAACAAGCTGGATCATCTTGGCGATCATCTAGGTGTTGGTCGTAAGGTTTCTACGGGAGGGTTTGAAACTTGGGCAGGCTGTATGCGTGGCGACATGAAGTATTGGAAGTTGATGATTAAGTACGCTAAGCAGGATGTTGATTTGCTCCGCAAAGTTTACATGAAGTTGCGTCCTTGGATGAAGAACCACCCGAATCTTAACGTGTATGATGGTGGACATAACTGCCCGACTTGTGGCTCTAGCAAGCTACAAAAGCGAGGTGTACGTTACACCCAGGTCGCTACGTATCAGCAGTGGCAGTGCAACGACTGCAAGTCGTACAGTAGAACCCGAGTTTCTGAACAGGTCGAACGTCCCTCAATCGTCCCGTAATAATATGACACTTGAAGAAGATCTTTACGAGTCCGTGCCCGATAGGCTGTACTATGATCGTAGCTACACGACATGGTACGCCTGCTATGACAGTGACCTGTGTGTACTGACAAACAGTACGGGTACTTTAGAATCGTTCTGCTATTCGTCTAAGAGCGAATACAGAGACGTGCGGAGGACAATTGTAGAAGAATACGACCTTAAGCAGGTGAAGCAAACATATGTTGAAGATGACTGAAACTGAAGGACTTTCTTTCGAAGATGTCCTTATTGTTCCTCGGTATTCGGAAGTTCGTAGCCGGTCAGACGTAGATTTGTCTACTCGTTTAGGCCATGTTGATATGCGGATTCCTATAATCGCTGCCAACATGGATACTGTTTGCGGGCATGAAATGGCTGGAGCTTTGGATCGTTTGGGAGGTTTCGGTGTAATTCACCGCAACATCCCTTTGAAGACTATGGATCCGCTAGCGTCCCGATTTGGTTGTGTAGCGGGTAGAACTAACCGCACTGCTGTAGCGTTCGGCGTCAACGACGACCTTGATACGGTAATTAGAGAGGTCAACAATTGGCGAACTAAGATCGTTGTCCTAGATATTGCCCACGGCCACAGCGCTCACGCATTGGACGCTATCCACTACATTAAGGATCAGTTTGATCACGAAGTGACGATTGTCGGTGGTAATGTGGCTACCGGTCAGGGTGTTGCTGACTTTGCTGAAGCTGGTGCTAATGTCGTTAAGGTCGGTATCGGTCCGGGCGGTGCTTGTTCGACCAGGGTTGTGACCGGTGTTGGCGTTCCGCAGCTAACTGCTATTGCTGATTGTGCTGAAGCCGCCGACGCCTATGATGTGCAGATTATTGCTGATGGCGGTATTAAGACTCCCGGCGATGCCGCTAAGGCACTAGCCGCTGGTGCAGATGCTGTCATGATTGGCAATATGTTTGCAGGCACCGACGAGGCCCCAGGCGAGATCATGGAAGTAGACGGTAAGAAGGTAAAGGCTTACCGTGGTATGGCTTCAGCAGCCGCAGGCTCTGACTACCCCGAGGGCGTGTCAGGCTACGTTGACTACAAGGGCAGCGTTGACTCCATCGTTGAAGGGTTAGAGCGAGGCATTAAGTCTACTTGCAGCTATGTGGGTGCGAAGAACATTCTTGAGCTTCATAACAACGCTACGTTTATGAAAGTTTCCAACGCCTCCTTGCGTGAGTCCGCTCCGCATGATATGATTGTGGCATGAGTGAAGATACCTCCCTTACTTTGTTTGATGATTGGCTGCACGAAACGTATGTAGCTGATACATCTATCGGCAACGTCACGCTGGTAAGGTCTGACGACGATTTCGCTAATTTCAGAGACTGGCTGTTTAGTAAGCAGCGTCCTCTTGCATACGACATTGAGGCCACGGGCCTTGATATTTTCTCCACAACTTGGGAGATTAAGAGTATTCAATGGGGCGATCAGGATGAAGCGTTTGTGTTCATTTGGAAAGAGCCGTGGTTTCAGCGATCTATTGATATCGTGATGAATGAGACCGATTGTAGGCTTCTGGCCCACAACGCTGTTTTCGATGCGTTGGGGCTAGATCGCCACAATCATGTTGACGCTATCGAACTTTTAGATAGAACTTATGATACGAAGATTTTGTCGCATTTGGCTGACCCTCGTAGCCGAGTTGAGGGCGGTGTCGGTCACGGTTTGAAGAACCTTGCAGCGCATCACGTTGACAAGAGTGCTCCTGATTCGGATCAGGCGCTTAAGGACTTGTTTAAGCAGCAGAAGTGGTCGGTTAAGGAAGGTTGGCAAAACATTCCTGCCGCACATCCGACTCTGGTGCATTATGCAGGTACCGACGTTATTTTGACGGCTCGTCTGTTTCCTCATTTGCGTAAGGAAATTAAACGTCAAACTATGGACCATTTGGTCAGGTATGAGCATCAGATTCTGAAGCTTGTTGCCGATATGGAACGTCGGGGTCTGCGTATTGACGTAGACTACGCCGAGCAGCTTGTTGAGCAAATGAATGCTGAAGAACAGGCCCATATTGATGTTGTTCGCTCGTTTGGGGTCGAAAACCATAACGCTACGAAAGATGTAGCTGAAGCTTTAACTAAGCTGGGCGTGCGGCTTACCGAAACCACTGCCTCGGGCGGCTTGAAGGTCGATAAGATGGTTTTGCAGGCCATTATTGACGATGAAGACTCTGGTATGGCTGGAGAGCTTGCCCGTGCAGTTATGGCAGCTAAAAACAGTGCTAAATGGCGAGATAGTTACGTAATCGCTTCTCTTGCCAGCATGGACAGCAATTTGAGAGTCCATCCGAAAATGAACAGCTTGCAGGCACGGACAGGCAGAATGTCTTTGACAGACCCTCCGTTGCAGCAGCTACCGTCTAGCGGTGATGCTATACGTCGAATGTTCCTTGCAGAAGAAGGATGCCGGATGGCTTCTATCGACTTCTCTGGCGTTGAGCTAAGAGTTTTAGCTGCACTTTCCCAAGACCCTGTTATGTTGCAGGTGTTCAAAGAAGGTGGCGATCTGCACCAAACCACCGCTGACAACACGGGAGTTACCAGAAAGATCGCTAAAACAGTGAATTTCGGAAAGGTTTATGGGGCAGGACCGCAGACGCTTTCTAGACAATCAGGACTTTCAGTTGAAGAAGCCCAGAAAGTGTGCGACTTGTTCGACAGCACCTACCAGGGCGTGACCCGCTATGCACACCAGCTAGCCCATCCTGTTAAAACCGGCAAACGCAACTATGTTATTACACACACGGGTAGGAAGCTTCCTGTAGACGCTGAGAGGCCCTATGCTGCACTCAACTACTGCATTCAGTCCACGGCCCGAGATGTTCTCGGTAGAGCCATGGTGAAGCTGTACGAGGCCGGTTATTGGGACTATGCTTTGCTGCCTATCCACGATGAGATATTGTTTAGTTTCCCTGAGGAAACGGCTGTAGAGATGTGCCGGGAAGCGGGTGTGGTTATGGAGATGATACTCAAAGATGTTCACATTTCTACTGAGCCTGATCTTGGTGGAGAGTCGTGGGGTACGTTATATACAGAAGGCGAACATGAGGTGATTGAGTTGACTGACGACGACCGCAAGAAGTATGGTGACGAGACTTTGAGGAAGGCACTTTTTGAGTCACCGACTTACGAGTTTTAGGCTCGTATTACTTACAAAACCGGCGACTTACTGGCATTTCTTCAAAATTATTCGCAAAACTTGGCGATGTGGGGTTGTGTCCCCGTTTGATCGGTGCTAAGGTCTCCGACATCTTCCGCAAAGCGTAGAAGATACCGTATATCCCAGATGAAAGGCAGCTATATGGCTGGATACACTCTAAGTTCAAAGCACAAGATTCTTACCCGTGAGGAAGAGATTGTGTTGGGGCGGGCAATTCAAGAAGGACTAGAAGCCGACCGGATTCTCAACGAATCCCACATTGAAGGCATCAGCATTGATCCAATGGAGAGGCGGCGGTTGAACGCAGCCGTTCGAGAAGGTAAGCGCTCTAAGGACACGTTCGTTTCGCACAACTTGCGGCTTGCGATGGATACGGCAGCAAAGTACGCACGTTCGCAGTCCCGTATGGAGTACGAAGATCTCATTCAGGAAGCCACGATTGGTCTTATGAGGGCAGCAGACAAGTTCGATCCTGAGCGGGGGTTCAAGTTCTCTACATATGCGACGTGGTGGTGCCGACAGGCGTGTCAGCGTGCTATAGCGAACCAGGGTCGTGCTATACGTCTGCCTATGCATGTTGAGGCTGATGTGCGTAAGCTTGCTGCTGTGGTTGAGGAGTTTGAGTCTAGCCGTAGCAGTTTTTCGATGTATGAGATTGCTGACTATCTGGATTGGGAAGACGATTATTTGGATGAGATTTGGGGTCATATGGAGAACACGAAGTTGGAGTCTTTGGATGTGCCTTTGAGCGAGGAGAGCATGGTTTCGCATGCTGACACGTTGGTGAATTCGGACCAGATTGCGGTAGAGGACGCAGGCATTGAGGGCAGCTTCGCTGACGATATCATGCAGGCTTTGTCGATTCTGCCTGACCGGGAGTATGATGTCTTGATTAAGCATCATGGTCTAGCGGGTCAGGGCGCTCCGAAGACGTTGCAGGAGATTGGCGAGTCGATGGGGTTGACTCGTGAACGTGTCCGGCAGCTAGAGGCTAAGGCTATTGCCCGGTTGCGTCATCCTTCTTCTGGGATTGCTTGGGCGTTTAGTCAAGAAAACGACGACTGAGGTTGTTGTTTGAGAAGTAGGTGCTACACTGCTTCTCACTAGCCCCCGTGGCGGAATTGGCATACGCAGCGGACTTAAAATCCGTCACCTTCACGGTTTGTGGGTTCGAGTCCCACCGGGGGTACTATGAACATATTTGTTGTTGAGACTGATCCGGTAGAAGCAGCGCAGGCTCTGTGTGATAAGCATGTGCCGAAAATGACTGTTGAGAGCGTCCAGATGCTTGTGTCTGCTCTTCGTAGGCATGGTGCTACGGACGACGATGTGCCTTTGACTGCTAAGGGTACGCCGCATCGTGGCGGGTATGCGAATCATCCGAGTACCCGTTGGGTGGGCGAGTCGATCAGTAACTTTAACTGGCTTTTTGAGCACGCCTATGCGTTGTGTGAAGAGTTCAGTTTCCGGTTCAACAAGGAGCATGCTTGTTTGAAGCAGTTGGACAAGATTGTTGATTCGTCCCATCTGCTTCCTGATGGCGAGTTGACTGATATTGCGTTGGCTGTTGGTGATGCATTCCACGAACGTCTTGGTTTTAAGCACGCTCCGATTGATGAAGCCGTTGACATTTATCGTGAGTTTTATATAATAGACAAAGAATCTTTTGCCGTATGGTCAAAAGGACGCCCAGCACCGGCTTGGTGGTAAACTTCCTGAAAGGTTGGAAATGGAAACAAATATTGATCCTAATGCAATTGTAGAAGACCTGCTTGAGCAGATTAAGCAGCTAACGGCTGCTAACACGGTTTTGCGTGTGAACCTGAACACTGCTCAGCGTGTTATTGCTGAACTTCAGGCGCAGGCTGCTCTGGCTGAAGAAGAAACTCCGAAGGAGTCAGGTAAGACTGCCAAGTCGTGAGATAAGTACCCTGCAGCTTCGGTATACTAGAGATAAGTCTTGTAAAGGAGATTTCTATGGCTGCTGGAGCTTATGACATGGTGTGTGAGCAGGGTTCTACGTTTTCTCGCACTCTAACTGTAAAAGATAGTAACGGGGACGCACGTGACCTTAGTTCGTATACTGGCCGAATGCATGTTCGCCGCACTACAGGTTCTTCTACCACGATTATCGAGTTAACTACCGCTAACGGTAGAATTTCAACGAATAGTTCTGGTGAGATCGTGTTGTCTATCTCAGCTACTGACACCGCCGCTTTAACTGACGGGGGTGTTTACGACTTGGAGATTGAGGATAGCGAAGGCAACGTTGAGCGGGTTGTTGAAGGCATCTTTACGCTTGACTTAGAGGTTACACGGTAAGGTAAATCTTATGATTAACGAAGTAGAATGGCATGTTGATGGTCACCGCATTCTACTAAACATTAATAAGACAAATATTGATATTGCTCCCAGTATTTGCCCTCATGGTAACAGCGAGGATGCTCCTTGTTACCACGAGGGCATTTCTGGTTGTATGGTCAACTATTTTATTAACGTGTTTGGTTTAGAGTGCAATATTGGGACGGTTCCTGCTGAGTCAAGTCTTGAGATAGCGTGGGCGACTGTTGAGGATAACAAGTGGGAGATTGACTTGGTTGATTTGTGTGTCATTCCTGTGACTGATCCGTATTTTGCTGATTGGTTTAGTGAAGTTTCTTCAGGCTAGTAGTTGTTGGCTTGTTTATTTTTTCGGTAGAATGTATATGAGGGCTTTTTGGAGGCAATGATGGCTGCTTTTGTTATGTCTTATCCTTTCAGCATTGACACGGCAAACTCTAAGATTTCTACTGTCAATTCCGAGACAGATACGTACAAGGCAGAGCAGATTTCTGCGTTTCTAAAAACGAGGAAAAACGAAAGAGTGCTGATGCCGGAGTTTGGTATCAGAGATCCAGTGTTCGATAAGTTTGACGTTGCGGCTTTTTCTGTAGATTTTTTGAATTTCTATCCTGCCGATAAGGATATTGTTTTAGAAGAAATTAGTCTTCTTAAAAATGCTGGTGTTGTAACTGATGTTTTAATTCAGTTTAAGTGAGTGAGGTATTATGGCGTCCCCCGATGTTTCTTCATATGTGGACTTGACTGTTTACGACGATAATCCAGTAGAAGTTTTAAATACAATTCTCAAGTCTGGTCGTGGTAACCTGCCTGTTTGGCGACCTGAAGCTGGGCAGATTGAAGTTGTTTTGGCTGAAGCGATTGCTAACCGTTCTTCGGAGCTTGCTGCTGATATTAACCGACTTCCTGCGGCGACTACAGAAGTTTTACTTCAACTCTTTGGTCTTACAAGAAGCGACGGTGTTAAAGCTACTGCTACTATTGATGTCGCTTTGTTCTCTTCGGGCACTTTGCGGGCAGGAACAGAGTTTTTATACTACGATGCGTCTACGGCTAGGTCTTACCGGTTTACTTTAGATGCTGACTTTACTGGAACTACGGGTTCTGGTTTGGCTGTGACAGCGCAAGCTGTTGGTACAGCCTACAACTTGAGTGGGGTTACTGGTTCGTCCTTGTCTTTGCTGACGGGTAGTGATATTTTCGATTCAGCTACTTTTGCTACGAACCCCTCTGGCGGTTTGAACGCTGAGACTGATAATGAGTATTTCGACCGTGGTGTAGCGTTACTTGCTAGTTACACAACGGCTTCTACCACGGCTACACAGATTAAATCTTTTGTATCTGCGAACAAGTCTTACGCTAACCGGGTGGAAGTGTATAATCGTAAACGTTACCGGGACCGTGATACTACCGCCACGGATTACGGCACCCATGATGGTTATGTTCTTGTTGCTGTTGGCGGCAATGTGAGTACGGCTGCCTCTGCGACGGCGCAGGTTCCTGTTTCGACTAGCAATCTGTCAGACTTGTATGATTCTCTGACTTCTAGGGTTGCTTCTGGTGTGACGATTGATGTGATGAGCGCTGAGCTTGCTTCGGTTAGTGTTACAGCTACTGTTGTTAAGACTTCTGGTGCGGTTGCTTCGACTGTAAAGACTGCTGTGGAGAATGCGATAAAAGATTATTTTGACCCGAACCAGTGGGATTGGTCTGCGAACACGGTTCGGAAGAATGAGTTGATTTCGCTGATTGATGGTATTTCTGGTGTGGATTATGTTTCTTCTTTGACGCTTGATGGTCAGACTCTTATTGGTACAGATAACATTGGTTATTACACATCATCTGGTGGTACGAAGACTACTGTTAATTTAGATATAGGTACCGGAGCACTCGCTACAGTTTCCCCGGATGGGACATATACAGCGGGACAACTTGGATTTTACTATGTTGATGCCGACGCTGCTGATCCAGTTTTATATGAGTTTAGAAATACTTCTGATGTAGTTATTTCTAGCGGGCAGGCAACTAACCAGCCGTTTGAAGCCGTAGCTAACGGTATTCTGTATAACGATACTTCGAACGGAGGTAGCGTCGATGCTTCAGCAACCTACCCTGGAACGGGGTCTACTGCTGGGGGTAGTCCAAGTACACTAGGTGAGGCTGAAATGAATTCGGGTAGCGCTTTCACCGGAGGAAGTAACGACAGCAACACATTTACGGTACTAAACGGTACAGGAGCAGTTGATAGTGACCTGACAGTTCGCAACCTTGGTACTTTGCTAACTTACGGCACGCTGAATATTACAGTTTCGTAGTTGGGATTTCAGCATGGCTCTAAGAACATACAACGGTTTTTCAGATACAGAGAACAATTTTGGTACGCCACAAGACAGCGACTACGGCGGTTGGACGCTATCTTCAGGCTCAGCGACCATAACCTTTTTGCGAGACACACCGTTCTACAACAAATACGTTCCGGGCAGCGCTTTCGCCGCCGCATACACCGGAAACAGTTTACGGTTTGAGTCGGACACTACGCAAGCTTCGCTTGTTATTGAGTCTCCGTTTGTTACGGCGGTTGAAGCTAGAAGTTATTTGGCTTCTATTGCTGTAGCTTCAAACGCTTCTACGGAAGCAACTATTGAGTACAAATTTTATAAATCTAGTACAGACGCATCACCAACTACTGGATCCAAATCTTTTACAGCTCCTTTAAGCTCTGGCACGTTTAGCTATTTATTTTTGTCTGAAGAAAGCGTCACTGAAACAACGCTGCTAAAAATAAAAATTACGTTTACTGGAGCATCTGCAGCCAACTTAACCTCGGGCAACAGACTAGTTTTATTTGACCCGTTCGTGTGCGAAGACCACTACGAAGGTTACGGCTACGTTTCTTATAAAGTTTACCGAGACCTGCCAGAGTTTATGCGTTTAGATGACGCAAATATTCAATCACTTAAAGGATCAAACCAAATCCCGTTTCCACTGAAACGATTTGTGGAACTTTTGTGCGTATACCTTGACCAGATTGCGGACACCGCCGCTAGTTTTCAATACACAAGAGCGACCGAAGGTACCGAAAGTAAATCTAAGCTCACTGACCCCGATACTGTAGACGCAGCCTATCTGTTTTGGCTAGCATCCATTACAGCCACGACTTTGTTGTCATCTTCTTCTGGGTTTACCCCATGGGCCGCATTGCAAGATTATGACGGCGATTCGGACACTAATCCTGGCGAATGGGAAGATTTTGAAACGTTAGCTGATTGGATCGCTCTTCAAAGTTTAGATCCTGATTTCTTTGACACAATTCAAGGTTTCCGTGACCAGATTCGTACAGGTTTCTCAGGCATCAACGCAGGCCGTGCTGATACGATCGTAAGCTACATTCGTACCCTGCTCGACACAGCAACACCAGACGATACTGCTGTTGTTGTAAACAAAAACGCTATGGAAAATCCTTTCCAAATAAGTGTCCTTGTTGACCCTACAGTCGATCCTGACTCAGCAGGCAGTTTCATTACTGACGCTGTAAACAGCAGCTTGTCTGCCGGTGCATTTGCAACCAAAGTTTCTGAAGCAACCAACTCAGGTGATGTGTCTTACGACATAACAAGCCTGCTTTACCCTGCTACGCATTCTAATTCTGCTGCTGGCGGTGTAGACATTTACGGCAAATCTTTTGTTTCGGACGAACGTAACTTTGCTAGACACATTCGACTTAACGAAACGTCTTCAAATACTGTTGTTGAGATTGGTG